TTATTATAAACTGCCATTTAAAAAAAAGTTTAACCCCTGACACATTAATTAAAAAAATCGAGGATGGAGTTAAAAAAAGATTACAGGCAGATGCAGACGTTTGTTGCTTGATTTCCGGCGGGTTAGATAGTTCTTTGATATTATCTATAGCAACTCAATACAAAAAAGATTTGGTCGCATACACTGCTAAGTTCAATGAGCATGCTAGTGATTTAATTGCAGCTAGAAAATTATGCGCAGAGCTAGGTGTTAAATTAATTGAAGTTCCAGTTACTGTAAATTCACAAATTGTTTTAGACTCAATTGAATCAATAGAAATAAACAGTAAGGCTCAAATTGAAATAGGAGTATTATGTTTACCCTTAGCGGAAAAAATCTCAGAGGATGGTTTTAAGGCTTGTTTAAGCGGGGAGGCGGCAGATGAGTTATTTGGGGGTTATGGAAATTTTTGCATTCGAGCCTCAAAAGCAAATGATAAAGAAATAATACAATTACGCATTCAGCAATTAGCTAAAATGGCACGAGGTAATTTTATTAGAGCAAATAAAATTTTCATGGCAAAATCAGTAGAATGCAGGTTGCCATTTATGGAAAATGATTTAGTAGAAAGAGCAATCCAGCTAAACAAAACTGAGTCACCACTAGGTAAAAAATTATTAAAATTAGCAGCAGAAAACATAGTCCCTAATTGGGTCATTAAGAGGCCTAAAGAAACCTTTCAAGGTTCATCTGGTGTTAGCAGCCAGATACAAAATTTAATTCGCTCTCCAGTAAAATTTTACAATAACGAGCTGAAAAAAAAATTCGGATATATTCCCAACAGTTAATGGAATCAAAATTAAACATACCTGAAAACTGGACATTTCAAAGCGACAATGTTTGCAGGCATTTCGATGATCATGTCAGGGAGAGCCTTCCTTGGTATGATATGGTAACAGAATTTATAGTTCATTTTGCTCGGCACTTTATCCCGGAAAAAGGCCTTGTGTATGATATAGGTGCTTCTACCGGGAATATTGGCGCAGGAATAGATAGCGTATTACAGGCTAGAGATGCGGAATTTCATGCAATAGAACAGAGCCTGCAAATGGCAGCACTATATAAAGGCCCGCAAAAACTACATATTTGCGATGCTCTTGAATATGATTATAAAAATTTTGATTTCTGTGTCTGTTTTCTAGTAATCATGTTTTTCCCTGTGCATATAAGAAAAATATTTATCCAGAAATTACTCACAAAAATTAAGCCAGGGGGGGCTTTGCTTATTGTAGACAAGGTTGAAAGCCCAGGGGGGTATCTTGGGACAGCTTTAAGCCGGTTAACTATAAGTCAAAAATTGGCATCTAAAATCCCAGATAAACAGATATTACAAAAAGAGCTTTCCCTGGCTGGATACCAGAGGCCAATATCAGAATCAATATTAGGTAAGGAGTTTATTAGATTTTTCCAGGCCGGAGAATTTTCTGGATGGATAGCAACAAAAAATGAAAGCTAAATCTACTCGAAAAGTGTCAAAACCCAGCAGCCGAAACGGATCTTTGCCTAAGCCCAAAAAAGTTGGCAGGCCTAAGATTGAGTTACCTGTTGAAATGGCTCACGGCTTTGGTCAGCTTGGACTTACGTTTGATGATATGGCCGATCTTCTAGGCATTTCGAGAAGGACTGTTGCCCGTGAATTCTCAGAAGGAGAGGCCTCAGATTTTGTCACCGAGTATCGAAAGGGTAGAGCGAATACAAACAGAAGCATCAGGATGAAGATCCTTCAGAGGGCAATTAAGGAGGATAAAGATAACGTCCTGTTGTTTGCTGCTAAGAATTATTGTGGTATGAAGGACACAGCTGAAGTAGATCACCAGGGGCAGATTTCAGTCAGCGTGACAATGGGTGGAGAGGTGATCAAGCAACCAAAGTGGATGTCTAATTGAACTTTGAGGTTGATATACCCCAGCCTCATGCCGGACAGGAAAAGATCCTTGATCGTGCAAAGCGATTTAATGTCCTGCAATGTGGGCGACGATTTGGCAAGACCACATTGGGATTGCATATAGCCCTTTTTGCCGGGGTTCTGGGCAAGACTTACGGATGGTTTTCTCCTACCTATAAGCTCATGTCTGAGCAATGGAACGAAGTTATTAGACAGCTTGGTTCCATCATCTCCAGGACAGATAAACATACTAGGGAGATCCATTTAGCCACTGGAGGCCGTATAGATTTCTGGTCCCTGGAAAAAGCGGATGCAGGTCGTGGCCGTAAATATCATGGCGTTATAATTGATGAAGCCTCTGTTGTCCGGGATCTAAAAACCAAATGGGAACAGGATATAAGGCCAACCTTAACGGATTATAAGGGGCAGGCCTGGATTCTTGGCACACCTAAAGGTCACAACTTCTTCCATCAATTATTTCTCAAGGGGCAGCAAAACTCTAAGGAGTGGATTAGCTGGAGGCTTGGGACAATCGACAATCCAACGATCCCGGATCTTGAGGCAGAACTTGCTGATGCCCGTAAGGAGCTACCTGATGCAGTATTTAATCAGGAATACCTGGGAGTGCCTGCGGATGATGGGGGCAACCCATTTGGGGTCGATGCAATCGAGGCTTGTTTTGGTCCAGCAAGCAGCAAGCCTGCGGTTTGGTTTGGTTGGGATTTAGCTAAAAGCCATGACTGGACCTGGGGGGTTGGATTAGATCAGGACGGTTGCCAATCAGTTAATATAAGGTTCCAGAAGCCCTGGGCAGAAACAAAGGAAAGTATAATTAAGGCCACCGACTATGCCCCGGCATTAGTAGATTCAACCGGGGTAGGTGATCCAATTGTAGAGGATTTAATCATGGAGGGTAATAACTTTTCCGGGTTTAAGTTTAGCTCAACGAGCAAACAATCCTTGATGATGGGATTAAGGGCTGCTATTCAGCAAAACAGAATAAGGTTTTTTGATCCGGCTCTAAAAGCAGAGCTAGAAAGCTTTAGTTATGAATACATGCCAGGCGGTGGGGTTAAATATTCGGCTCCAGAGGGCATGCACGATGATGGGGTTATGGCTTTAGCTTTAGCAGTCGAAAAGATGAGGCAAGGCAATTCAGACGGCATAATCAGATCGACAAAAGGCTTTAAGCTAGGACACAACAATACAATGCCAGCCCGAGGAATAGGTTTTTAACATGCCACCAGAAGCAGCCGCAAAAAAGAAGGTAGCCCGAAAAGCTCCAGCAAAACAAAAGATTGATGAGCGTATTATTATGCCATCATTCCGGGAAAAGTTTCACCCTTTCCTTAATGAAAAGCTTGATCCAGCACAGGTCAGGGGGTTGCTCCAATCGGCATTTTCTGGAGATCCTCAAAGCTTAAATGATCTTTACGTGATCATGGAGGATACGTGGCCAAGGCTTGCTAAAAACCTTCATGAAATTAAAAAGGCAGCATCCAGGGCAGATTATATCGTCCAGCCATTTGCCTTACAGGGTCAAGACCCCAGCCCAGAAGCCCAGGACAAAGCCGAGTTTATCCGAAAGATCATTGACGACATGAGACCTGTTCCCAAGCGGAATGAGAATGGGTTTGAAGACATGGTTTATGATCTGTGCGATGCAATAGGCAAGGGCATATCGGTGCAGGAAATCCTTTGGGATTTTAAAGATGGTTACATCTGCCCGAAATCAACCTATTGGGTCCATCCTCAGTTCTGGGGATTTGACAGCACTGGCATTGAGTTAATGCTCCGCAATATCGACACGGTTGGTAGCCGGGGTTATGTGGAGATGCCAGATGATAAGTTTTTAGTTGGCAGGTATAAAACAAGATCCGGGAACCCTTTAACTTATGGTTTTTCAAGGGTTCTAGCCTTCTGGTGGTCTGGGATGATTTTCGGACGCCAATGGCTAATGCGTTATGCACAGATTTTTGGAATTCCTCTGCGTGTCGCTAAGTATGGCAGGAATCTTAGTGATAATGACCGCAATAGCCTTGAGGCTTGGCTTAGAGACCTTGCTGCGGCTGGCTATGCCATGATCCCGGAAGGATCTGAGGTTCAATTGCTAGAAGCGTCCAAAGGTGGAGCAGATAACCCTCAGAACCACCTGATTGATATTGCAGACAGGGTATGCGACATCCTGATCCTGGGACAAACCCTTACAACTGATGTTGGGGACTCTGGATCTAGGGCTTTGGGTGATGTCCATGCAGCAGTCAGGCAGGATAACCTCAGAGATGCTTGCGACTGGGCTGCTCAAAACATAAATGATCAGATCATCCGTAAGGCAATCGCTTTCAATTACGGCAATACAGATGAGCTGCCTTACCTACAGACCAAGTTTGAATCTGCTGAAGATCCCGTTCAAATGGCTACCCGTGATCAGATTCTTATCAGCATGGGTATGGAGCTGCCTAAAGATCAAATTTACGAGAGACACAAAATCAGAATTCCTGAGGCAGGCGAGGATGTTATTACTTCTCCTGCCGCACCTGAGCCGTTTCTTGGAAAAGAACCGATCCAAGCCGCAGAACCTAGAGCAGGATTGAATAATCCTTTTAGGCTTCCTAAAGGAGAGAACAAAAAGTTTGGGGTATATGTGAAAAACGACAAGGGAAACACTGTCTTGGTTAAGTTTGGGGATCCTAACATGGAGATCCAGCGAGACAGTGACGAGCGCAGATCAAATTTTAGAAGCAGACATAACTGTGATGACCCAGGCCCTAAATGGAAGGCTCGTTACTGGTCCTGTAAGATGTGGGAAAAGGGCAAAACCGTTCAAGATGTCCTAGATGCTTCTGATTGGTCTGGCGAGATTGTTGAGGATGACTGTGATTGCTGCAACCCATCTAAGGTAGAAGCTAAAGCGATCCCCACAAAAACAGATAAGCTGACAGATTCTGTCATGGAAAGCTTAACTGGGGTAAATGCTGAATGGTTGGGGCCTGTTCGCCCTGTATTTGATAAAATAATTTCTCTGGCTCAAAGTGATGAGATCAGCGACCAACAGCTTGCTGAAGCGGTCGAGAACCTAATGGAAGAGATGCCAGAGCTTTTTGATCAAATTAATCATGAAGCCTTACAGGATGCTTTAGAGCAAGCAATGGGGGCTGCGGCAGCTAACGGAGCTTTTGAGCGTATCCAGGATTTCAACATGGATAACCCTCAGGATGCAGATTGATTTAGATGTTAAAACATCCGGGCTTTTAGATAAATTATCTAACCCGGAATTCTATCCAGAGGCCATGAAGACCGGAGCTAATAACCTCCGCAGTTGGATGGCCACTACATATTATCCTGCTAAAAATGCTTCTGAGCCAAATAGGCTAGACGGCACACGCACTAATTTCTGGGCCGATATAGGCCGATCTATCCAAACTCCATTTCAGCGAGGCTTAGAGTCTATTTTAAGAATATTAGACCCCAGGATCGCTCAAAAAGTTTATGGGGGAATTATTAAGGCTAAAAGGGTTCGTTACCTAACTATACCGATCAGCAAAGAGGCTTACAGTAAAAGCGCAAGGGTTCTTGAGCGTGACTTAGGCCAAAAGTTATTTGTTATAAAATCGGCAAAAGGTAATCGCTTATTAGTTTCAAGTGTTGACGGAGAGATTAAACCTCACTATTTGCTAAAGGAGCAGGTTAACCAAAAACCTTGGCCGGGGGCATTGCCACCAAAAGAGGATATGGTTGAAAAGTTTAATGAAGGCATCGAGGAGTATATTTACACCGCAGCCAATTTAGCATGATTAATTACGCCAAGATCCAAGCCAGTTATGGCAATGAGATCCATATTAACGGGGAGCCTCCTGCTGACATTCAATGGATGCCTCCTGGGGAACATAGCATTGTAGCTTCTAAGGATGATAAGCCTACTAAGCTAACAGTTAAAGTTGGCGAGGATATAATTGAAGCACTTAATAAATCCCTGGAAGAAATAAAGGCTCAGGGATTCGATACATACATTGACTTCAACCATAATGATGAAGAGGCATCTGGATGGGTTGAGGGATTCTTTTGGGGCGGCGACGATCCTAATACCGGAGGCATCCGGGCAAAGATTAGGTGGTCGCATGAAGGAGCCGAGGCTCTTAAAGGCGGTAGCTACAAACGCTTCAGCCCCACTTTTCTGACTGATGCCAAAGGCAAAGTGATTGGCACAACTCCTAATGCTGGAGGGTTAGTAAATAGACCAGCTTTCCGGTCCATTGCCGCAGTTATGGCAGCAAAGGACATTAGCGAAACAGATTTGCGGTTCGTATCGGCCTCAGAAATGCCTGATCAAGAACGCAAAGAAGAAACCACAAAAGGTAATAAAATGCCCGAACACGAAGATAAGCTAAAAAAGCTAGAGGCCGAAAACGAAGAATTGAAGGCCACCATTAAGGACATGAAGGCCAAGTATAAGGCCCAAATGGATGAAAACGAGGAGATGAAGAAAGAGGCAAAAGCACGTGACGTTGCTGACCTCGTTTCGTCTGCTATCAAGGACGGCAAAGTTGCTGCCAAGGACGATAAGGCAATCAATGCCCTTAAGGCTGTTGCTGATGGAAACCTTGTTGCTGCTAAGGACCTGATCGAAGCAATGCCTGTTTTGGCAAAGTCTCATGAAGTCCTGACCGGACGCATCACACCTGCTAACCCTGATCAGGTGGCCGCAAAAAAGCCCCTTGATAACATGCACAGTGTAATTGCTGAGATCCGGGCAAAGAATCCGGCCATCTCTGGCGAGGACGCTTTTCGTCTGGCTCGTGAATTCAAGCCCGAAGTTTTCAACTCTTAATAAAAGGAATTTAAATGCAATACGGAATTTCTAAAGACGGTTTGTTGGTAACCTTTGAGGCCAACGAAGATCACACTGGCAAAGAAGGCTACGGAGTTAAGTTTAGCTCCGGTAAAGCAGCTTTGCAGACCTCTGACACAGCACTTGATACTGCTGGCGTTATTACTGACGGAGCTGCATCTGGCTCTAAGAGCAGCATCGCTCTTAATGGAATCAATGCCATCGTTTATGTTAAATTGTCTGCCACCCCTGGAACCGTGAATGTTGGAACCCACTTGGGCAACCACACTGATGGAACCTGGAAGGCTGCTGCCACTAACAAAAACTATTCAGCCGAAGCCCTTGAGACTGGTGCAGCTAATGCCCTGATCAAAGCTCGTTTGCTGAGTCACGCCCTCACCAAGTAATTTAGAAAGGTCAATTTATAATGAGCGCAATTTCAAGTGCATCAAGCAATCCTCTGTTGACGACCTATGCTCAGGCTATCATTCCTGACCTAGAGAGTGCAGCAGCTAACTTCATCTGCCCACAGGTCACGGCTCCTTCTGCCCGTGCTCGTTACAAGATCTATGATCAAGTTAATAGCTGGCAGGCCTACGAAACCCAGCGTGCTATAGGTGGCCCTGCTACCCGTATCCCCTGGCTGGCATCTGATGGTCAGCTGAACCTTGAGCCTCATGCTCTGGAAAACCCTATTGATGATTTCGAGCGTGAAGACGCAGCCGACATCGTTGGTCTTCAGCAGAGCAAGGTTCGTTCCCTGGTCACTTCCGCTACTCTGTCTCATGAAAAGGATCTGTTCGCCTACATCAAGGGAGCTGTTTCCGCTGAGGCTGGCAAAGGAACCTGGGATGCTAACACTGATCCTATCGAGCAGCTCGACGAGCAGCTTGTGAACATCGAGACTGCCCTTGGTCGTCGCCCTAACCGCATCCTGATGGGAACTCTTGCTTGGCAGATCCTGCGTAACAACGCTAAGACCCAGGCTCGTTTCAAGAGCGGCTTTGCTAGCATCACCCGTGACATGATCAGCAACGTTCTGATCTTCCCAGTGGAGATCCAGATCGGTGGACTCATGTATAACGCTGCCCAGCCCGGAGCAACTAAGAACAAGACCCGCAATGTCGGATCTGATGTCTTCCTGTTCTACGCTGACCAGAATCCTACGATGGAAGATCCTTCCTTTGCCAAGTGCTTCACCACTGGGCGTGGAGGAGTTGAGTCCGTAAGGACTTATCGTGATGAGCCTAGCCGGTCCGACATCATTGCTGTTGATTGGAACCGCCAGTTTGCGGTCACCAATACCGAGGCAGTCAAAAGGCTTACTTGCACATCCAGCTAGTCATCCGCACACGCCAATACCAACCAGGGGGGCAGGGGTTGAACCCTGCTCCCCACTTTTAGCGATTATTTTATGCCAGAAAGAGATTTTACTAACCCGTTAGTTCAGACAACTGATGATGATTTTGATCTGCAGTCTAAGCAGGCTTTGACGAATGGCCCATACAGGCCGAAGGTTTTAACTTCCGGGACTAATTACACTGGCATTAATCTTATGTGTCTCCAGTTTTCAGCAGAAGCAACAATTAACAGTGCGACTGTTACGGATGCTGAAGGAGATATTGCCGGGACATATCCGGCTGGCACTTTGCTGCCATTTCATTTCACGCAAGTCCAGGTAACTTCTACCGGACCGATCCTGGGTTACAAAGCCGGGGATTCTGCATGAACCTAAGCAATTTCGCATTACGCTTAAGCAGCCTTATTACCAGGGCTTCTTATTGGGATCTGATCGACAAGATTGTAACTACATATTATCTGGAGACGGATAACAATGAGATCATTACGACTGATACAGGTGCCATCATCCAATTAGACAGCATTGATTAATTATGCCCACTTACATACGAGTTAAAGATTTGCCCAATGCAGCTACCTCCCCTGCATCGGATGATTTTATTTTATTGAGCGGAACCGCTAACGGAGCCCGTAGAATTAGCCGGGCTGATTTCTTGAGTGCTGTTGCTGGATTTTACACTGCTGATCCTTCAACCTACAAATTGGCTACCCTGGATGCTGGGGACAAAGTGCTTGTTAGCCAACTGCCTTCAGCGGCCTTTTCTTATAAAGGGACCTGGGCTGCTTCTAGCAATACTCCATCCCTGGCTAATGGAACAGGGACTGCAGGGGATACCTATTACGCATCAGACTCTGGATCAGTCAATTTCGGAGCCGGATCAATATCATTCCTGGCTGGCGATGCCGTTGTCTATGATGGCACCATCTGGCAAAAGGTTCCTGATGTGGTCAATCTTCTTGATGGCAAGGGAACCCTGGATGAAGCCAAAACAACCCTTGAGATCCCGGATGTAGGCCTGCAACCAAATCAGGTTCCGCTATCAGGCCAGCTTGGAACAATGGCGTTTCAAGACGCAGACGGAGTGTCAGTTGCTAAAGCCGAAATCGAGTCCACCACTGGCACGGCTACCACTCAGGCACTCACTGTCACTGATGGCACGGATGACAACTTTGTTGTTCAGGAAGACGGAAAAGCAATAACCCAGTCCACGTTTAAAGCGGAGACGTATGCCAACAATACGGA